TTCTTTGCAACGTCAGTTGCAGACGGAACTACAGCGGTTGCGGATCTGAGGACAGAGGCAGCAGACATCAACACGATTGGTGCGAAACTGTACACAAATGCAGGAGCGTCAACTGATCCGGGTGGGTATTACTACATAGCCGCTACATTCAATGCCACTGGTGGCACTGGTGGCGATATGTCGTTTATCATCCACTATGTTGTAAACTAAAGGATTGAGAGGGCGGTGTAAGCCGCCTTCTCTTCTATGGCAGGGGGTTACTTCCGAACACCCCCTACCACCATTTAGGAGTTTGCTATGGCATCAGTGGTTGACTTGTGCAACAGAGCGTTGGACTTGCTAGGCGCGGCAAACATAACGGCGCTGACTGAGAACTCAAAAGAAGCAAGATTATGTAACGGCAACTTTGATGATGTCAGAGATGCTGTTTTGCGTTCTCACCCTTGGAACATAGCAATCACAAGAAAAGCCTTGCCAGCCGACTCAAGCACCCCGGCGTTTGGTTTCTCATTCCAGTTTAGTTTGCCTACAGACCCATTTTGTTTGCGTGTCCTGTCATTTTGGAACAGCAATGTAAACAACGATGTAGCCGCGTATGACAGCAATGTGATGTTTAAGATTGAAGGCCGCAAGGTTTTATCGAATGAAGACACATGCAATATCATTTACATAGGCCGCATAACTGACACCGAACTATATGATAGCCTTTTGAACAAAGCCATATCAGCGCGTCTAGCGGCTGAGATTGCCTACAATATTACAGGTAGCAACTCTGTCGCGCAAAACATGTTGACCATATACGAAGCGCGGCTCAAAGAAGCGAAGGGCGTTGACAGTATGGAAGGTTTCCCAGAGCAACCACAGGCAGACGACTTCACAAACATTAGGTTGTAAAACATGGCGCGTGTATCCACCATTATCACCAACTTTAGAACTGGTGAGATATCGCCGAAACTTGAGGGCCGTATTGATCTACAAAAATACAATGAGGCCGTACAGACTCTAAATAATATGCTTGTGTTCCCATCTGGCGGTGTGACTCGCAGACCGGGTTCGTTTTTCGCTGGGCGTTCAAAAGATGGCGGCAAAGTCAGATTGATTAACTTTGAGGTCAGTGACGAACAGGCATATGTGCTTGAGTTTGGTGCAACATACATCAGGTTTTACAAGGATGGTGGCATACTTACAGAGGCCACAACAAACATCACTGGCATCACTCAAGCAAACCCAGCGGTTGTAACAGCCGCGTCACATGGTTTGAGTGACGGTGACAGAGTTTTTATCAAGTCTGTGGTTGGTATGGTAGAGGTAAACAACTTGGAGTTTACGGTTGCAAACAAAACAACCAACACCTTTGAATTATCTGGCATCAACAGCAGTGCGTTCACGGCGTATTCAAGTGGCGGCACTGTTGGAAAAATAGTTGAGGTCACAACCACATACTCAGTGACAGACATATTTGAAATCAATCATGCACAATCTGCTGATGTATTGTTTTTGGCACACAAAGATCACGAACCAGCAAAGCTGACAAGAACCACAGCAACCAGCTTTACGCTTGCTGACATTGATTTTACAGATGGCCCATATCTTGATGAGAATGAAACAACCACAACTCTGTATGCCTCTGCAAACACTGGAAGCGTGAGCATAGTTGCGTCTGCAAATTTATTTGCAGCAACTGACGTAGGGCGTTTGATTCGTTTCAGAGAGGTAATAGAGGTTGAGCATGATGTTTGGGAAGCTAGTAAAAGTTACGCTCAAAACGATTTGGTAAGATTTGGTAACAATGTTTACAAGAAAACTGACACCGGAACAGAAACAAGCGGAAGCACACCACCAGTGCATTTGTCAGGAACAGAGACATATGGCAGTCTTGAGTGGGAGTTTCAGCACAGTGGCTCTGGGTTTCTTAAAATCACAGCCTTTACAGACGCACAAAATGTAACTGCTACATTCAAAAATACAAACGGTGTTTTGCCAGCCAGCGTGGTTGGATCGGGCAATCCAACAACAAAATGGTCACTAGGCGCATTTGGCGGCGATCAGAGCTTCCCTAAAGCTGTTGCGTTCTATGAGCAGCGTTTATACTTTGCTGGCACTACAGGCCAGCCACAGACCATATTTGGCTCAGTATCGGCTGATTTTGAGAACATGACACCCGGCACAAACGATGACTCAGCAGTCAATTTTACAATTGCTTCTGACAAAGTGAACGTCATCAAGCACCTATTGCCAGCGCGTTTCCTACAAGTGTTAACCACAAGCGCAGAGTTTACCTTGTCAGGCGGCACAGGTTCTACGCCAGTAACACCAACAAACGTAAACGTGTTGCGCGAGACAACATTTGGTTCATCAGATGTGCGTCCTGTAAGGGCGGGAAACAGTACAATCCTTATCCAAAAGGGTCAAGAAAAGGTCAAAGAGATTACGTTTGATTTAGATACAGATGGTTTGCTTGGCATCGACTTGACAATACTAGCTGACCATATACCGCGTGGTGGTCTTACAGATATGGTATGGCAGCAAGAGCCAGAGTTAATCTTGTGGTTTGTTCACAATGACGGGCGGTTGGTAGGTCTTACATATGACAGAGCCAACGCTGCTATAGGATGGCACGATCATACGATTGGCGGTACAAGCGCACATGCAACCATAACAGTCAGTGATTTTGCGAACATAGCGGTAGGAACAACGCTGGTGTTAACAAAGAGCGATGGCACGACTGTTACATTTACATCAGAAGCCGTTGGCAGTTCATCACCATCATCATCGCTTGGGTTTAGGCCAAACACCAACAATGACACAACTGCTGATAACATATTTACCGCAATCAATTCCCATGATGATTTTACTGTGGCAAACCCGGCAGCGGCGGTTGTCACCGTAAAAGAAACATCACCCACTCCCGGCGGTTTGTTAAGTATCAAGAGTTCTGACACAACAAGACTAACAACAACTAATCAAGCAGCAGCCATTGTTGAAAGCGTTACATCAATACCGTCCGGGGCAGAGGATCAGGTCTATGTATCTGTGAGGCGTGAAATAAATGGAAGCACAGTCAGACATGTAGAGTTTCTAAAACCCATAGAGTTTGGAACCGATGTTGCGGATGCTTTCTTCTTAGACAGCGGCTTGACATATGACAGCACGGCAACAAGCACTATTACAGGGCTGAATCACCTTGAGGGTGAAGTCGTGTCTGTGTTGGCAGATGGCTCAACGCATCCCGACAAAACAGTGTCAGGTGGCGTAATTAGTTTGGACAGAAGCGCATCAAAAGTGCATGTTGGCTTTGGTTTTAGATCAACTGTAGAAACGTTGCGGCTGGAAGCTGGCGCAGAGGATGGCATAGCGCAAGGCAAGATCAAACGTATACATGGTATAACTGTTAGATTTTTCAATACGGTTGGCGCAGAGATGGGGCCAAACACAGGCAGTTTAGACAGATTGCCATTCCGTGACAGCAGCATGGCTATGGATGAGGCTGTGCCGTTGTTCAACGGTGACAAAGAGATCAGCTTCCCAGCCGGGTATGAGAACGATGCTAGGGTAGTGGTGAGACAATCTCAACCATTGCCTATGACGGTTTTAGCAATTATGAGAAGGTCAAACACATTTGATGCTTGAGGTAGTTAAATTCAACGCGGATCATGTCGCCAGGATAGAAACAAACTTTGATTTGCCAAAGTCATTCAAAGATGCGTTCAAATCAGGTGATACAGTTGATGCGTTCACTGTCATGCAGGGTGACACAGTGGTAGCGATTGGCGGTATTCATGTGTTGTGGGAAGGCGTTGGAGAAGGCTTCTGTATGTTGTCAAAACACGCTGGCAGATGGCAAACGTCAGTTGCACGATATGCAAAAACGATGTTTGACGGTATAATAGCAAACAATGACTTGCACAGAGTACAGGCAAGCATCCATGAGCTAGACCCAGAGGCTATCAGATTTGCAAGATGGCTGGGTTTTAAAGAGGAAGGCATGATGCCCAAGTATGGGCCAGATGGCTCAAACTATCATAGGATGTCAATGGTGTTATAATGATTGGCGATTTTCTAAGTTACAAAGGCAATCAAGCGGCTGCAAAAGCAGCGCAGCAAACTGCTGAGTTTAACGCACAGGTAGCTGAAAATGAAGCCGTTATTTTAAGACGCGCAAAGGTGCGAGAAGAAAGTAATTTACGCAAAGCCTCTGAACGCACCATAGCTACACAGAGAGTTACCACTGCTGCATCTGGGATTGAGATGTCTGGCAGCGCTTTGGAAGCTTTAGCTGATTCATATTTTAACACAGAAATGGATGCTTTAGATATTCGTTACGCTGCTGACATTGAACAAACAGCAAAGAAGTCAGAAGCTGCCCTTGCTAGAGCAGAGGGAAGATCAAGAGCGACAGCATTAAAGCTGGCTTCTTATCAGTCTTTGCTTGAAGGCGGCGAAAAAGCCGCGAATCTTATGGCTTAGTTGAGGTGAAGTATGCCTAAAATACCGATGGTAGAGAGACAGGGAGTGTTAGCAACTGGGGGGCTTGGGCCTCGCGCAAATGTTGGCGCGTTCACAGCACCCGGACAGGCATTGGCTGGCCTGGGCAAAACTGCATCTGATATTCAGTATCGCTTCCACATGGCAGAAAAAGAGGCTGAAACAGAAAAAGCACAACAAGAGATAGCCACATCTACGAATCAAAACTTTAATAACTTTACAAACTCATCAGAGGCCACAACGGTTCAGCAATATCAAGATGATGCAGAAGCCTATAAGAAAAAACTAAGACAAGAGAATTTAGAGCCTTTACGCAAGAAACTTACAAAAAGACAGTTTCAAAAGGTTGAGTCTCAATTTGAAAAGACGGTAGCTGCAAAGGTTGCTACAGGCAGTCAGGTGGCTTTTGCAAAACATCAGAGAATCAGGGCAGATCAGGTCAACACGACTATTGAAGACACTATGTCTCAAATGCGTGGACTTGATAAATCAAGTGCGCTGTATCAACAGTTACAACAAAACCTTGATGATGGCTTTGACAGATGGGCAGCGCAAGGTTTGAATTTGAAATACAATAAAGGCGGTTATCGAAGAGAACTGTCAGCCAGCGCCTTTGAAAATCAAATTCAGTCAGCAGATACACAGGCTGACATAGACAGGATGCGCAGTACACTAGCAGCAGAACGTCCTGATATGACTGCAAAGCAATTCGCTTTGAGAGATGCTGCTATCACAGCGCAAGAAAAGATTGTGGACGATATACAGGTACAGGCTGCTTTTGATCAGATTGTTAATGAAAATCGAGGGACTTTTTTGAATCCTCAAGAAATTGACAAAGCTGTTGAGATGATAAGGGCTGGGAAGACAATAGATATTGAAAACAATGCTGGAGAATTGATTTCAGTAGACTTCAAAACTATGAAAGCAAGTAACAGAGAGTTACTTATCAATAAAATTCAACAAAGAGGAAACTCAGAAAAAGCAGAAACTCTAAGTGCAAACCTTAATAAGATAGATAGAGATATAGCTGTATCTTCTTTAGGTGAATTACAAAATATGGAAGATCAAATAACCGCAACAGGCCCAGACGGTAAATTCCTTATTGCGCCAGATATTACAGATTTCCAAGATAGACAAAAAATTAAAAGCCTTATAAATGCAAGCATCCGTGACAAGGCCGTTAAAGCGGTGGCAGATTCACAACAAGTATTAAGAGATACATCAGCCGCCTTAGCCGCAAGCAAAGATGGAACGCTGACTCAAGCACAGGAGGACGCAGCCGCTGCCGCTATTGTGGGCTTAGAAAATGCTGAACAATTTGATCAAGCTAACAAAATGAGACTGGAGTTAGCGGCAATGAAGTCTGCTGGTGCAGATTTCTTGTCCATCGAGTTTGGTTCTGTTGCTCAACAGACAGCCATTATAAACGAGGCCAAGGCCAACAGAGGCACAGCGCAAGGCGCGAGAGCTTACGAAATTTTACAAGAAAGGTTGGCTGCTAGAAACAAGGCCATGAAAGATAATTTTGTTGGGTACTATAATGAAAAACGCCCAGACGATCCAAAGACTCCAAGTGAACTTGTTACCATGCAGTTGCAAATGGGTGTTGCACCGGGAGATGTAAGGGTTACATCAAACGCAGACCTCACAGCATTTCAAGCGGAATACAATGCTGAGGGTAACACATCTATGGACAAGGCAAGAGTTCTTGATCAGTTTGTGAAGCAATACGGCGTTGAGAACGAAAACAGAGTTATGCGTCATTTGATGTCAACGAACGTCATATCCTTCGCAGAACATTTGAGAGCAGCATACCCAGAGCAAATCAACATGCAAAGTGTTGTTGATGGTAACCAAGAAGTTAATATCCAAAACGCAAAAGATAAATTGACCAGCGATCAAAGAAAAGAGGTTGATGAAATAGTGCGTGATACGGTTGATGATTACGCATCAAGTGTGATGGGCGGCATTAGAGATGGTGTTATAGGTGTGGGCGGTGATGCCAATAGAACATCACATATCATTAAAATGCAGGATACTATTGCAAACACTGCCAGGCATTTAATGGTTACAAGAACAATAGATCCAGAAGAAGCTGTTGATATTGCGTATAAAACTGTTATTGGCAATCATTTCGTATTTGAAAATATCAACGACTCACAGATGAGAGTGCCAACAGCCCTATCTGATCGGGCAGGAGACATAAGCACCGTGTTACAACATAGTGTTTTTGAGGATCAAGATTATTTGAAAAGTCGCATCATCTTTCCGGCAACCCCAGAGGGGCGAAGTGAAGAAGATTTCCAAAATGAATACTTGCAGGACTTGAGAAACAGTGGATCGTGGCGCACGACAGTAGATAACAAAGGTGTGTTTCTTGTAGATCAGTTGGGCAACCTAGTGCCAATGAAACCAAGTGAAGATTTTGATCCACCGCCGGGAATGGACGGTTTCTCAGGATTTGTGTCTGTTCCGTTCAGTTCTGTACTGCCATTGGCAGATCAATACAAAGATATGCAGGGGGTGCTTAAAAGCAGATTGTACAAAATATTTTCTCAAAAGAAGTTGTTTTAATGGTAGACGTTTATATTCCAGAACAAAACTTTGATCAAAACGTACATGATCAATATTTCGATAACGCCAAGGCTGGCACACTAGATGTGTTGGGTGCAACTTTTGAAGAGACTATGTACTACAACCCTCTGAACGCTTTGGCCCGTATTGCAGATCAAAAGTTAGGAAAAGGCAGAAAAGGCCGCCATCTTACAAGAGAGGAATATTTAGAAAGCGAATATTACAGAGAGGGCATGGACATCAATCAGGATGGGATCACTGAGGGTCTAGCTTCTTTGCTTGCTGAGAGACATGATGAGAGATCTGCCTTTCAAACTACCCTGAGTAGATCAAGGGGTGGGATTGGCCTTGGTGCTGCACAGTTTGGTGTTGCGCTGGCTGGTAGTGTTTTAGACCCACTGAACATAGCGTCTGCTTTTATACCCTCTGTAGCGGTTGCTAGAGGGGCTACAATGGCAGCTAAAATAAAACCTGCTGGTGCAGCAAGAGCAGTAAGACAAAGGCTTGATGGCAAGACATCTGGCAGTCGTTTTGCAACTGGTACAATAGATGGCGCGATAGGCGCGGTGGCGGTTGAGCCGTTAGTTATTGGCGCGGCTGCTTTAGAGGGTGATGATGATTACACCCTTATGGATAGCTTTCTAAATGTGGCTCTAGGCTCTGCACTTGGCGGTGGACTGCATTGGGGTGCTGGCAAAATATCTGACAGGATCAACAAACTGCCAGCCCCAGTGAGAGATGAGGCGCAAAGAATATCAATTACACAGGCTGCATTAGATCAAGAAATTGAAGTCACAAATCTTACGGACAACGTAGAAAAAACCAATGTGGCAACGGTTGAGGAACGTGCTGGCAAAAAGATTGTTTATAAGTCTGACGGAACGACTGTGGCGGTTGATGTTGTTGATATAAGCAAAGATGGCACAATCACTGTGCGTGATGTAGATGGTACAGAAAAGATAGTTGATGCGAGTGATCTGCGAGGCAAGTCACCTTTTGATGAAGACTTTGAGGTTGAAGATATTGGCACAGGTGAGATTGTAAAAATTTCAACAATAAATGAGGAATGGTTGAAAGCCTCTGTTAGAGAGTATGAAGCGCGAATAGAATCAGCAGAATTGTCAAATGATTTCACACTTGCTGAAAAAATACGAACAGAGAAAAAAGCTGTTGAGGTTGAGCTTGAGAGAAGGGCTGGCAAGACCGTAGAGCGTCCAGCAGACCCAGACATGGAAAAGGCTCTTTCTGATGACATTGCTAGATTTGAGGCGCGAATTGAAAAAATTAGACAAGATGTAGAAAAACGAAATCAACAAAAAGCAGAAACATCTGGAGTCAAAGGGGCTTTAGAAAGACGAAGGCTGAACAAGATAAACATGAAAGAAATGAAGGAGTTGGCAGAACTGCAAGAAAAGATTGCAACACGAAAGACTCAATTGCAGGAAGTCTCTGACCTTGTGGATACAGAGCAAGGAGTTCTCACGACTCAACAAGCGGATGATTTAGCCGAAAACCAACAGATGCAACCAAATAATCTTGGCAGACTAGCCGAACACAAAGACGCTGTAGATGAGATGGCGGCTGATAAACCTGTCATGGAAGAGATTGATCTAAATGACTTTGAGGCTGAAAACGCACGATTACAAGAAGATCTGCAAAATGAAGAGATGCAAGCGGTTTTGCCACCAGACTTAAAAAAGTCTATTGATGACACGGCTATATTAGATGAAAAAGCAAGCAAGTATGAAGATATAAGTCGTGCTGGTGCGGCTTGTATTTTGAGGCGATAGCATGAGTTGCGTTCAAGAAATCATTGATGCCGCAAAGAAGGCCGGGGTTGTCCTTGATGATGAAGAGGCGCAAGAGGTTTTTGATGTTCTAACTGAGCGTTTACAGAAACGAGTTGAGAACGCTGGCGAAGGTGAAGAGCTAGAGGTCTTTAATCTTGCAAGAGAGATAGCAAAGCAAGCCAGAATCAATGCAGTCATGCAAAAGCGCAACCGATTGCTAAACGCCAAAGCATACGCTGATATTATGCGATTTGTTTCTAAGTCGGATGACCCAGCGGAGGCTTTGTCAGCCATAATGGTTGGCAGTTTTAGATACGCAGAAAGCGGTCAGAACAGTGTTGATGCGCGTCAACAGGCGATTATGAGCAAACACGCTGGGGAGATGTTGGCTGCTTTGACCAATGAAAGATTAGACAAACTGTTTGTTAGCAAAGAGTTAGAGCCGTTGATCTTTGAAGCCATGTTTGACCCAGAGGGATTTGATGTCAATGTAGCTGGCGGCAAAGAGGCAAAGCGTGTAGCAGAGATCATACAGATTACACAAAAACGTATGTTGAAGCGCAAAAACCAGCAAGGCGCAATGATTGCAGAGTTGAAAAACTACGCTGTAAGACAGTCACACGATCCAATATTGTTGAGGGCTGGAGCTAAAACAGATGCAGAACTAGATGCTGCAAGAGCTTCTTGGGTTGAATACATGCTCAAGCCAGATGTGCTTGATCCTAAGACATTTGAAAACAAACCACCAACGAGAAATGGTGAGCCATACACAAACGAGCAATTTTTAGGCGATATGTGGGACAATTTGGTTTCTGGTCAGCACAGTAAAGTTGATGCTCTAAGAGGTGATGACGGTCAAATTGACAGTTTCGCATCATTTACTGGCCCAGCAAATTTAGCAAAGAAACTAAGCCAAAGCCGTATCATACATTTCAAAACTGGCAAGGCGGCTCATGCTTACATGAAGAAATATAGCAGAATGAGTTTGTCTGACGCTGTGTTGAATGGCATCACACATGATGCTCAAGCTATTGGTTTGATGGAAAGGTTTGGCACAAATCCGAAAGCCATGTTTGAGCGGATCAAACAAGATCTGAAGGATGTAAATAAAAACAATGCAAACCGAATAGACAAAATTGTCAAAAGAGAAGCATCTTTTATCGGTAACATAAATCATCAGTTTAGCGAACTTGATGGTACGACAAGAGCGAGAGGGGCCGCAAGACCTGTTATGTTTGGGGCAGATTTTGCTGGGATAGCGGCTGGTTGGCGCATGTTGCAGAACATGTCAAAGCTAGGAATGGCAACGATTACATCGTTTTCTGACATAGCTAGTAAGGCGTCCTTCATAAACTCGCGTACAGATCGTGGTATTTTTACATCATACGCTAGAGCGTTTAGTGATGTGTTTAGAAACTACAGTTCAAAAGATCAAAAGCGGCTGGCTTTTCTTTTGGGCGTGGGTGTTGATGGGTACAACGGAGATGTGTTTGCTAGATTTGGTGCAAATGATAGTGGGCCGGGGAAACTGGCAAAAGCACACAATATATTTTTTAGACTTAATGGCATGAACTATTGGAACAACGCACAAAAAGTTGGTGTTGCTAAAATGCTTGCGGCTGATCTTGCAACATATGCAGACACAGGTTTTGGTGACATCCCGGCAGCAACTAGGTTTGATCTTCAAAGGTATGGCATTAACGAAACAGAATGGAACTTGATGCGTCAGATGCAACTCACTGCTATTGATGGCAACAAGTACATGACATCCTCTGGGGTTGATGCTTTGTCAGACTCAGACATAGCACAAGCGGCGTTGGCAAAGGTAAACGAAACCAGAAAACGTAAGTTAAAACAGCCTACACAGGCCATGATTGACAAGTACCGTGACGATTTGTCAACAAAGATAGCCACATATCTTACAGATGCAGCCGACACTGCTATTCCCACTCCGGGTGCGAAAGAACGTGCTATAATGAACCAAGGCACAGCTAGAGGCACGATTATCGGTGAAGCATTGAGAGCGATAATGCAGTTAAAGGGTTTCCCAATCACCATCGTTTCAAAGGGTATGGCTGGTCAATATTATTCAAAAAAGCAACTAGCTGGCATGGCTCCGAATGACAAACAGTTTTCATCTAGCGGCATGGTGGGTCTGGCACAGATGATGGTTGGCGCAACTATGATGGGCTATCTGTCAGTGCAGTTGAAAGAAATTTTAAAAGGCAAAGAGCCGTTAGAGGTGTTTAGCGATGAGACAGCTTTGAACTTAGAATTGTTAACGAAAGCTATGGTTCAAGGTGGCGGTATGGGTATATATGGGGACTTTTTGTTTGGCGAGTACAACAAGTATGGTCAGTCTTTAACGCAAGGCTTGTTTGGCCCTACCTTTGGGTCAATAGACGACATACACAGAATATATAGCAATGTTTTATCAGGAGATGTCGAAGCCATTACAAGAAATGCTACACGCTTTGCAGTGAGCAACACACCGGGTTATAATCTGTTTTACACAAAAACAGCTTTGGACTACCTGTTTATTTATGGATTGATGGAACGAGCAAACCCCGGTTACTTGCGTAGAATGGAACGGCGTATGAAACGTGACATGGAGCAAGAGTTTTATTTTCCACCAAGCAGATATGCAAATACCTTTTAATCTGCTAGATTACATAGCTACTGGAGATTGATATGACAGTTAGTAGCACAACAACCAAAAGAAGCGCCAGCGGTGACGGATCTAACGATACGTTTTCGTATAACTTCAAGATATTTGATGATGATGATATTACAGTCATCATTCGTACTGACTCGACAGGCGCAGAAACCACTAAAACTAAAACAACTCACTACACTGTAACAGGTGTTGGGAGTGCCAGTGGTGGAAATGTTGTGTTTACATCTGGCAACATACCAGCAAGCGGTGAAACAGTTGTGTTGCTACGCACAACCGCTAGGACACAGCTAACAGATTATGTGGCTAACGATCCATTTCCAGCGGCTACACATGAAGATGCGTTAGATAAACTGACATTCATTGTGCAAGAGTTGGAAGAAGAGATTGGTCGTGCTATCAAACTGTCAAAAACAAATGTGATTGCCACTGCTGAATTTACAGTTGGCGCATCTGATCGTGCAAACAAGACACTTAGTTTTGATAGTAGTGGTGATTTGACAGTCACTGAGGGCAAGGTTGACACTGTTACAGCTTCAGCGTCTGCTTTGTCTGCCGGGGCCACACCCACAGCGTCAGCGACATACACTGCCAGTAACGGTGCGCTTGCCATAGCTTTTGGCATTCCGGCTGGTGCAACAGGCCCAACTGGCCCTGCTGGTGGCGGTCTTGCTGATTTATCAGCGGACACAACACCGCAACTTGGTGGTGACTTAGATGTAAATGGCAAAGATATTGTCACCGTATCTAATGCTGATATTGAGTTGCTCCCGGATGGCACTGGTAAAACAGTTCTTAAAGGTAATACCAATCCTGGCACTATAGTATTCAATTGCGAATCAAACAGTCACGGTCAGACTGTTAAGGGTCAGCCGCATAGTGCTGGTGTCACAAATACACTGACGCTGCCCCCGGGTGGTGATGGTGAACTGGTCAGCACTGTTGCTACACAACAGCTTACAAATAAAACAATACCTGATGATGAAAAGCTGTTCTTTGGCACAGGCAATGATGGTTACATAGAGTATGATGAGAATGGTGATGATCGCCTCAAGATAGGCGGTACAAACATTGAGTTTGAAAAAGCTGTTATTGGCAAAACTGATACAGACACATCAAACACAGGTAGCGTTACACTTGATTTTGCCACAAACCAAAATTTTGTTTTGACACTTACAGGCGCTGTTACACTTGCAAATCCGACTACAGAGTTAGTTGGCCAAACGGGCTTTATTGTATTTATACAGGACGGTACAGGTGGCAGGGCTGTATCACTTGACACGCAATACAAAACAGTTGGTGGTGTAAATACACTTACTTTGTCATCAGCAGCAAACGCGATTGACATAGTTCCTTATGTCGTGTCAGCGGCTGATACTATTTTATTGGGTGCGTCCCAGTTGGCGTTTAGTTAGGGGGCTGATATGTCAGGGCCAATAGGTTCAAGCCAATGGATGTATTCTACTGGGGCGGCAAGTTTCTTTAGCCACACCGTTAGCCATTCTTTGCGCCTTAATGGAACTAATGCTTATTTAAGTAAAACTAATTTTGGAACCGCCACAAATACATCTAAACGGACATTTTCAACATGGATCAAAACTTGCGATGATAGCTACTCGAACTATGACCATATTGTAGGGGCTGGGTCTAGTAATATTGATGGGTTTGGGTTTGACTCCAGCGCGAAATTTGCATTTTTGCGACTTGGCTCGGATGTTCAAACAGGAACAGCCCGGATAAGAGATGTAAACGCTTGGATGCATGTCATGTTCACTTGGGACTCTACTGCTGGGAATTGGTACATCTACATAAACGGAGTGCAAGATTCAACAGGCACTGCGAGTGCAGCACTGACTAAACTAGGTCAGAGCGGTCAGACCAACACAATCGGAAAGCGAAGCAACGCTGGACAGTATATACATGGCTATTTGGCCCAAACAGTTTTTCTTGATGGCACAATTGGCAGTGTTAGTGATTTCGGAGAAACTAAAGATGGTATATGGATACCTAAAGATATTTCAGCCGCTGGTCTTACGTTTGGAACTAACGGATATTTTTTAGATTATGCGGATAGCAGTGATTTAGGGAAGGATGTCAGTGGGCAAGGTAATCATTGGACGTCAAACAATCTAGCTGCTGAAGATCAATTCCCGGATAGCTGCACTAATAGTTTTGCGACTTTAAACTCTGTACATTATCACCCAAACATAAATTTTTCAGAGGGTAATTTACGTCATCAAAACTCATCAAACCAACGTGGTGTAGTTGGGGGATTTTTATTGCCTAAATCTGGCGTTTGGTACTGGGAACATCTGTCAGTATCTTTTAATTACCCAACAGACCACGAGTTACATTCTGTTGGTATTAATGTTCCCGAAGTAGATTTAGATGGTACACGGGGAGGCCGCAGTACAGGCGTAACTTATGCTTCAAATAATGGTCAAAAATATGTAGAAAGCGGAACAGGCGCTACTTATGGAGCTAGCTGGGAAGAAAATGACATTATTGGCGTTGAATTTGATGCGGATAGCGGCACAATTAATTTTAGTAAAAATGGCACATTTCAAGGTGATATATCTATAACAGCCAGTAAAGATTGGTTGCCTTTTGTTGGTATGGGTGGCGGTACATCAAGCTCTGTTGGTATATTTAACTTTGGTCAGGACAGTAGTTTTTCGGGACAAAAAACCAGCGGTTCTGCAAATGCGTCAGATGCAAACGGTGTCGGTGATTTTTATTACTCACCACCATCAGGTGCATTAGCCCTTTGCACATCCAACTTACCAGACCCAACAATTGGCCCCGGACAAACCGAACAAGCTGACGATAACTTTAATACGGTGCTTTTTAGTGGCACTGGGGCAAATCAAACAGTAACTGGCTTTAACTTTCAGCCCGATTTTGTATGGAACAAAACTCGCAATCAAACCAGACATCACACCATTAATGACAGCGTGCGTGGTGGCGGACATTTGAAACCCTCAAACACAGACCAAGAAGGTTCAAGCACAATTTCTGCTTATAATTCTGACGGATATGATTGGACGTATGAGGGAACCAATGTATGGTACGATAGTAGCGCGACAGTTGTTTCATGGGCTTGGAAAGCTGGCGGCAGCGCATCAAGCAACAGCAATGGCACAATAACCTCAAGCGTATCGGCTAATCAGAATGCAGGGTTTAGCATAGTGTCATATACTGGAAACGCTACTGATGGCGCAACTGTAGGTCATGGATTATCTCAAACCGCTGAAGCAGTTCTGGTAAAACGCAGAGATAATGCAGCGCATTGGCAGTACCTCCACAAAAATCTAGCGTCTGGAAAGGTTCTTTTGCTTAGTTCTACTAACGGAGAAGATTCGTATTCAGGTTTCTCAGGTGGTGGGATCGATAACTTAGCCAGCACAACTTTTTCATTAGAAGATGGCTCATCAAACGGTGATAATGTTAATGCAAGTGGCGGCACATATATAGCTTACTGTTTCCACAGCGTTGAAGGTTACAGTAAAATAGGAGAGTTTAAAGGAAATTCAAGTTCAGATGGCACGTTTGTTTATCTAGGTTTCAGGCCAGCGTGGGTTCTGATAAAGTCCACTAGTTCGGGTGCAAGTTGGTGTATTTTTGATAATAAACGAGAGGGGTATAATGTTGATAATGATCTTATGCGAGTTGCCGCCGCTACCGAACAAACAGATGATGATGTAGACTTTGTTAGTAACGGGCTAAAATTTCGTAGATCATCTACTAACTTTAATAATAGTTCACATACATACGTTTATCTCGCTTTTGCCGAAGCCCCATTTAAATTTGCGAACGCACGATAGGAGAAACTCATGCCTTGGAAATATAAAGATCGCATCATTCGTGCTGGCAAAGCATGGGTAGATGATAACGGTATAAAGCATCCCAATATATGGATGCGCTGGACAGACGCTGAGAAAAAAGCATTTGGTCTGACATGGGAAGATTCACCAGCATCAGAAGCACCCTTTGATAACAGATTTTATCATGGCAGAAAAACTGATGGCACATTGATTTCAAAAAGCCTGACAGATGTAAACGAAGTAGATGAAGATGGTAAGGCGTTATTAGATGTAGATGGTAAACAGATCGTAACGCTGGGCCTCAAGTCTATAGCGATTGCACAAGTCAAGACAGAAGCGGCTGGGCTGCTTGCGCCATACGATTGGTATGTCACTCGCAAAGCAGAGACTAACAAAGCCATACCGTCTGATGTCAGCACCTACAGAACAGCGGTCAGAACGTCATGCGAAAAAATTGAGACAGCAATCAATGCTGTAAAAACTCATGCAAAATTTATGGCATTGTACGATACCCCGGTTGATAGTGACGGAAATCCAACAGGCAATGCGCCAATTAGTGACTGGCCTGATGCTATCTGATGGAGCCAGTAACGACAGCAATAGCTGCTGTTACCGCAGCGTCCAATGCGATTGCTTTTATCAAGGCTCGCATAAATGATGCACAATCTGTTGCTGATATTTCACAACAAATCGGCACACTGTTTGACTGTCAAAAAAAACTTAATGAGGAACGTAACAAGCAAGCTGGTGTTGGTGATATCAAATTTCAAAGCAGTATTGATGCAGTTCTTGAAGCTAAAAAATTACAGGAGCAAATGCAAGAAATCAAAACTATGATTAACTTGCGGTTTGGCCCAGACACATGGCAGGAGATTGTCAACCATCATAATCAGAAACTTAGGCAACAAAAGGAAGCGCAAAAAGCGGCGCGTAGGGAGGCTGCCAGAAGGGCCAAGGAAATTGAAGAAACGATTAAAACAACGCTACTTGTCACCTGTATTATCGCGGTAGCCGTGGCATTATTTGTTTTCTTGTTTGCTACTATTGCTCAAAGCAGTGCAGAAGAGATTGTGTTATGACTGACTGGTGGAAGAGATACATACAGTTTAATCTTACAGCTAAGCTTACGATGCTTGCTTCTGTTGCTATGTCATGGCGTTGTGCAGAATGGTTTATGAATCTTGAAAATCCAACAACGCAGCAATCTGCATTTGTATCTGTTATCATGGGGGTGATGACAGGCGTTTATGGTATCTATCTTGGCAAAGAGGCAAGGACAACAAAAGAATGAAAAAGACTGTGTATGTTTTTTGGGGTGGGCGGCGTTACTATGGATGGGTAGAAAATGAAAGAAACATTATACATTTTAGTTATAAGCATGTGGGGGAGCGATGGTGTTACAAATCATCCCATAGGTCAAATGGCACTTCAACAGCCAATGACCTTAGAGCAATGTAACTGGCTTCGATCAGATGGCATGTGGCACAAGTCTACCAACAACAAATTTTATTTCATGGTTCCACAGTGCTTTCCAGAAGAATGTTCTGGTAAGGAGAGATGCGAATGATACAGCTTCTAGGTGTTGTAGGCAGTCTAGCTCAGACATTTCTTGAGGGCAAAGTCGAGAAAGAAAAAGCCAAGTCAGAAATAATGAAGACTGCTGCCCAGCATGATAGCAAGTGGGAAATGATTATGGCTGAGTCCACCAAGGGATCTTGGAAGGATGAAGTAATCACAATAGCCGTGCTAACCCCTTGTATCTTATCATTTATTCCGGGCATGGAAGATGTTGTGAAGTCAGGCTTTGAACGACTGAGTGAACTTCCAGACTGGTATCAGAACATATTGTATGTCACAATCTTGGCTGGATTGGGTCTGAAGGGGCTAGATAAGTTTAGGAGAAAATGATGCCGGGGAAACGCAAGTTTGCAAAGGTTCCTAAAACAAAAGGCGGTGTGCCAAAAAAGTATGTGCGCGGCGCAAAAAACCCAAAGAAGCGAGAGGCAGAGATCAAACGTACTGCCAAGCTGTATCGGCAGGGCAAGCTGACTCCGGCTATGATGGATCGGATTAGTAAGCAAAGGAGCAAGGGATAATGTCTAGATATGCAAGTGTTTCTGGTGCATCACGGTATTCCAAAGCAACTCTTGATAAGGTCTACAAGCGTGGGCTAGGTGCATACTATTCATCAGGCTCTAGACCAAAGGTATCAGCACATCAGTGGGCTATGGGCAGGGTAAAATCTTTTGTGTCGGGCAAGGGCGGTGCAAGGAAAGCTGATGCTGATTTGCTGCGCGGTGGTAGCAAGAAGAAAAAGAAGACAGCCACAAAGAAGAAAAAATGAACAAAGATAAACTCCGTGAAGAGATAGCTGAAGACGAAGGCTGCAAGTACGAAATATACCTAGATCATTTAGGAATCTGCACGACAGGTGTAGGCCACATGATTACTGAGGCTGACGAAGAATATGGCAAGCCTGTGGGTACAGTTGTTGAACAAGAGCGTGTGCGTCAGTTGTTTGCTCTTGATATGGCTGTGACTCTTGATGAGTGCCGGGTGTTGTATGATGACTTTGATGATCTGCCACAAGAGTGCCAGCACATCATAGCTAACATGATGTTCAACATGGGGCGTCCCCGGCTATCCAAGTTCAAAGGCATGAAGGCTGGTGTAGATGCTAGAGACTGGAACAAAGCAGCAGATGAAATGGTAGACTCGCGGTGGTACACTCAAGTACCCAACCGGGCTAGACGTTTGGTGGATCGTATGAGAGCATTGGCAGATGGTAGCTAAACGATTTCAAAATCCCAAGGGTGGGCTGAACAAGGCTGGCAGGGCTTTCTTCAAACGCACTACCGGAGCCAGACTCAAGCCACCCGTCAAACGCGGAGATAGCCCCAGAAGGGCTAGTTTCTTGGCCCGTATGGGCAATATGAGGGGGGCAGAGTACAAAAATGGCAAGCCGACACGGTTGTTATTATCACTCCGGGCATGGGGTGCAAGCAGCAAGGCTGATGCAAAGAAGAAGGCAGCAGCAATATCTAAGCGTAACAAAGCCAAAAAGAAAGGAAAGAAGTGATGCCGGGGCATTCAAAGAAAAAAAAGATGATGAAAAACGGTAACGGTGGTATGCTGACAGCCAAGCAGAAAACTCTGCCAGCAGCACTGCAAAAGAAAATTATTGCGTCAAAGAAGAAGAGGAAAAAGTAAATGCCAGGACATTATGGTGGTAAAAAAGGCGGCATGAAGTCTGCCAAGATGAAGAAGCAAGCGGCAACAGCCATAGCCATGAAGAAGGCTGGCAAGAAGCCTAAAAAGAAGCGTTAGGTCACTAACTCTCCACCGCTTGCAATATACTGAGCAAGGCACTCTATGACATGTGCCTCTGTGGTGTATGCACTGGCATCAGTCAGTGATACAACGTGCTTGGGTTTCAGTGGCTCAAAGCCATGATGCTCAAGGATTCTAAACAATCCCCAGCCCGACAAGATTAGCGCGGCATAGTAGTCAGGTGCTACCAGCCTCGCTTCTTTGATGTCTATATGCTTTTTTAGTGAAACAACTTTCGTTTCCATAACACAGTAACTCCCCCAAGCCATTGATGACCCAGTACCCTGTCACCAACGGCATTGATTTCTTACAAGACTCACAGGCCACATAGTCGATTGCTGGCTGTTTAAACGCCCTCTCAGCGGCTTTGTCACGTTTCCGCTTCCTTACCACCTCTTTTTTACTTTCATCTGTTGTGGGGCTTCCTGCCGCCCTTCTGGGTAGTGTTGTGTTTCAACGGCCTCTGCAATAGGCTTGAATCCACCTTGTGAAACATTGTCTGCAATGCTGTCCGCTGACTCCATCTCAAACACCTCATTGATTGCGATGCCAATAGATCCATCAGCCTCTGTCCAGCCTGACACTTCATACTTGACATCTGGTGACAGTGTAATAGGCCCAATCTGTTTCATAATAGGGTCATAGCACTGCATGTTTGCATTGCCATAGTCCGGCGCACGATCTGATTTCTTGTCCCGGTTAGGGAACAACTTAAACCCAAACACTTTCTTTCTTTGTTTTACAGGCATACTACCACTCCAGTTTTAATCTACGCGCAGCTTGCGCTAGTTCTTCTTCAATCTTAGCAAACACCTCTGGTGCATGTTCTTTTGCGTGTCTCATACAATCAGCAAAATAGTTTGGCGAAACCAATCTCTCAAAGTCATTAGATGTTTTCATGTTGACTGGGCTACATTTCATATGAACCTCACGCAAAAAGTTTCTTGCCTTTTGCGCCTCTGGATCAAACCCATTCGTATCAGACTTGCTCTCTGCCTCTTTGGCGAGGTGTACAAGCAAAGCATTGGCTGCCTTCTCTTCTTCAGTCGGCGCAAGGTCTGGATTGCTTTTTTCAAAATTATCTGCCTCAGCTTCTGAGTAAACAAAACCAGCGACACCAAGCAATTTCAAGATAACTCTATCCTTGGCGCGTTTCTCAGCCATAGCGAAAGGATAATTATTAGTAGTGTTGCGCGGTGTGCTTTCACCTATTGACCATTCAGAGAAATCACCCAAGTATCCAGTGACGCAGACAACCGCTATGTTTTTCTCTGCGTCTGTTTCGATAATCATTGGTGGGTCAAATCTCATGTTTTTTTTGTGAGCAATACGCTCTAAGGCTTTGTGGTAAACAACCGGCGTACCCCGGCAGTTCCACACAGCACCCTGATCCATGACAGGACTCATGCCCACCTCTTGCAAGGCTTCGATGAGGTTTTGTGGCAAGTCTGCTCTAGCCATTTTTTTGCTCCATCAAATCTGCAATCAGTTTCAAAGCCGTGGTAAAGGCAACCATTTGTTCTAGCACCTTTGCTTCTAGTTCATCAATTTTCATCTGCATCATGTCGAGACGCTGTTGTGTTTCTTCATCCATCCTCTTGCTCCACATAAAATTCTGTTGCCCACATCACCAACTGACCACGGCCTGACTTGCCCTTACGCTTGCGGTCATCCACCTTCACCAGCCCCTTCTCTTTTAGTTGCTTGTACCGGGCAGTGACTGTGCTGTAGCCATAGTGTGGCAGTCTTGCTTGAACCTCATCAGAGATGCACCCTGTCGTACCAAAGTCTTGTATGGCTTCAAGAACTATCTGTTCCATACGGTTTGCGTCTAGGCTCTCAGCCGCCGCGTGACTTGTTGATGGGTCTTCATTCCGTACCAGCTTGTAAACTGGCGTGGGTATCGAAAACAAATCATCCATGTCATCTAAATCTTTCGCTGTAATCATTTCCAAAACTCCCTTGCTAGTTGAAGAATATGTGGCCCATGTTTCCTTGCGATCTCCGTAAAGTCGGGGGCAACAAGGCCAGCTAGTGTGTGCCAGTTTCCGTTAGCGGCACGAATAAGATTTTGTGTTGTAATCCAACTACGCTTCACATCTTGGTAGACTTGCTCAAGATGTTGCTCTTGTAGCAGTTCGCAGTTGTCCTCATCCCAGATGTGATAACCTGATGCAGTGACTTGTAGCAGTGATGGCTTCTGACCTGTCGCTCTCCAATACACCGACATCTGTTTGATATTATTTTCGCTAGGCTGGGTGTCGGGCTTTGGTATGCGCCATGTGCGTGTGCCATCTTTTTTCAGTGGGTTTCTCTGTGGCATTTTGCATTTGAGATCGCACAGCACATCACCACCATAAAAGTCGCGGAACATCATAATCTTTACATCAAGTTCTGGGACGCTATGCCACGTTTGATGCTCACCGTTGATAATGTTGAGTCCATGTTTGTTTTGCCAAGCCTTCAAGCCTTCAAGAGCGTTGCCAAGCATATCAGGCAAGTATTCTCTAAAAGCCTCAAACTCCTCTCTGTCTTTGCCTTCGTCCCAATCCCTTGGGACATACTCATCAAAGTCTGCCATCATGTGCCGGGTAGCTTCAGCAACTGACATACCGTCTTGCTTTCCCTTGTCTGGGTCAAAGTTTTCCAATCCCTCGACACGGCGCACCCCACCCTCAACGGTGCGTCCTGTGAGCATAGCTGCATTATCTGGAAACACAGGGTTTAGATTCGTTGTCGCTCTGAGCCACAACTTAAATATCATTTCGTATTTTGGTGACGTTGCGCCACTCGCGCTATCGTGTTGGTAAATATCCATTACTGAATATATCCTCTGTCAGCTTTTTTAACGTAAAGCTTTGGGGTATCAACAATATCTTTTGCTTTTATATTTTTGAGATGATTGATGATGGCTGCATGTGTCGCGGCAGCAGAGCGACACAACCCAAAATACTCAGGGTCAAACCACGCGCTTTCTTTGTAATAATCGGCATCACTCAGTAGTTCGCGCAGTGCTTCATTGTCCGTGCCATCAACTAAATAATGTGTTTTTGTCTGACGAATGATTGTCGGTGCAATCAGGTCACGTTCACAATGGTCATCGTAAAACCTTTTTCCAATCTTTATAGTTTTCATTGCTTTCTCCTTTGCTAGTTTTTGCGGCCCTAATTTTTATTTTATTTTATGGTCAATACCACCTCTATCGTAAATCTTTGAAACAGACTCGCGATAGTCTTTATGGTTTCCTATAATCTTGAGTGTCGCTTTAGCTGAAAGAACAATGCCTCTACAACCGTTTTCCCAATAGTCGGGGAACGTAGTATCAGCATACATTTCGGCTCTTTGACGCAACTCAGTCATGGCATCGTTCTCTGTTGCGTCTATGATGTAGTGAGTTTTTGTTTCTTTAATAATCTTTGGGGCCACGCAGTCACAGTCAACGTGATCCTGATAATATCTTTTTGGAATACGATATGTTTTCATTGCTGTCTCCATTGCTAGTTTTTTTATTTTGGCACAGCGTAAACATATTGTCAACATATTTGTTTTGTGCCATACTGGAAGCCAAATCGAAAAGAGGTGTGTTATGACACTAAGGGAATATTTGAAGACTAACAAGATCAGTCAGGCCCGATTCGCAAGACGGTGTGGGATTACTCGCTCTGCCGTTTGTCACTTCATAGCTGGCAGACGCTACCCAAGCCCAGAAATCATGCGTAGGATTCTATTAGCAACAGATGGTGAGGTAAAGCCGAATGACTTTTTTAATCAGACAATGCTATCGGTGCAACGGTAAGGGTTTTCGCTACGTCACGGATTGGTTTGATCCCACTGATGTTGTTCCAGAGGATTGCGATTTGTGCAACGGAACTGGCAAGCTGCCACCAGAAACTATAGAAGGTGATGGCAGACTGGCTAGACTTGCGGCGGCTGACCTGTGCTTGCGGTGTGAAACTTTTTTAGATGGCAACCTGACTTGCCCGGTTTGCAAGATGGTGTATGGACAAAGACATGACTGAGCAAGACAACTTCCGCGTCCCAACATACGAAGAAATCATACAGGCTTTGCGATTGCCAGAGGTTGAACAAAAGCTCGACAGCCTTGGCCGGGTGGCTCGCAAAAAGAACACTGCCAAAAGCGTTTTGACATGGAGTCCTGGCGATGACAAGACAGAAAGATGACTTTTATCCGACACCTTTTGTAGCCATTGAAGCATTGCTTGACCATGAAACTTTTGATGGTGACATATGGGAGCCAGCTTGTGGCGATGGTGCTATCTCTGCGCCTGTCTCTCTATACCACAACGTCATCAGCACTGATTTAAACGACTATGGCTTTGGCGAGTCGGGCGTCGATTTTCTCATGGAACAAAACCTTGCAGCCCCCAACATCATAACAAACCCACCATACAAACTGGCTCAACAGTTCATACAGAAGGCTATCGACTTGGGTGCAAAGAAGCACTGCTGGTTGTTGCGTCTGTCATTCTTGGAAGGTCAACAACGCCGCGTTTCTCTCTTCGACAAACAAAGGCCAGCTAGGGTCTGGGTGTTCTCTCAACGGCTGACAATATGGCGCGGTGATGAAGAACCAAACGGCAGTGGCACAACCGCTTATGGCTGGTTTGTTTGGGAAGGTAACGCAACGGAAACAAGGATTGATTGGGTATGACTGATAGCAGAAAGAAAGGCGCTGTGTTTGAGCGTCAGATTGTAAACTACATCAAAGACCATCTTGGCGAATCATTGCCGGAGTTGCCGAAACGGAACCTCTCTCAATACCAAGTGAAAGGTGAGGCTGACATTCTGATCCCCGGCTACAGCATCGAGTGCAAGGCTTATGCATCTGGCAGTAGCTACAAACAGGCATGGTGGGAACAGGCTTGTGACTCTTCTGGTGATCGCTTTCCCGTTCTCATTTATAAGTTCAACAATCGCCCAATCCGTTGCGTAATACAGCTTATGGCTATCTGCCGTGATTTCTCTTATGACCCACGGCTTGTTGCAGAAATGTCGCTACCAACTTGGGTTCAAGTGGTGCGTGAAAGTTATGGGGTTGACAAGAAAAATTGACTTGATAAAATCGCGCCTGCGCGTTCCTTAAAGCAATGCTTAAATAAAGCATGCTCCGATCAAGCCTGCTCAAATAAAGCATGCAAAACAATCCAATTGTAAATAAAAAAAAGCATAGCCAAGTGTTAAGGCTATGCTTTAAGAAATGCCACGCGGCATTGCTAGTCGTTACTCTCTCCTATCTTCTGTGACATCAAGCCAGTTTCTTTTTCCATCAATAATTTCTCTCATAATGCGTTTCAGTGATGGCGAAAGATGCCCATAATCTGCGTTATAAAACATATCCGATGCGAAAACTTCAGGCATCATAACATAAGCTAGAACATCAAATTCCTTATCAGACAGGTTGATGCGATAGCCTTTTTTCAATTTAGTCACCTTCATTGGTTCAACTCCCTCTCTGTTTGATAAATTCTTGGCAAGTAAGCATGACTACATATGCGTAGTCTTTTTGATTGCTAAATTGTTTTATATCTAAGGTTGATATAATTTCTGCAAACTCTGTAAGTGAATCAACAAGCCAATCTAAATCGTTGTTCAACTCTTTCTCTCTCTCTATTCGCTCTTTCTCTTTTAGACAGTTGTGTAGCTTGGTTACGGTATCTGGCACATGCGTTTTGCCAGATTCGTAGTTCCTGATTGTTCTTGCTATTACACCTAACCTCTGAGCCATCTTCTCTTGACTAAGGCCTAGCTGTAGACGTTCAAGCTTGATTTTTTTTGCATCCATGTTATTGTCCTTTCACTCCTAAGACTGATGGGTTTATTAGAGAGTCTCCTAATTGCTAGTTGGGTGTGAGAAGCCGCCATAGCGCAACGCTTTGGCGGTTTCTCTTTTACCCTCTCTCTATTCTGTTATGCTTGTAAACAATACGTTGAACACCGCCCACTTGATCACCGTCATCATCCATCAATGAGCACTCTTTGTCTCTAATGACTGTATCGGCATCAAAGTTGAATCTATCGGCGTTGAGTCTCAACTCTTTTCTGCCGTGAATCAAATAACGATCACCGTCATTGAACCAAATTTCATACCATTGTTTTGCCATTACTTTTGCCCTTTCTCTTTTGCTAGTTGTGTAATTGCCAGCGATTTAAGCCTCACTGACAGGCTTTGTCATGTCCGGGCTAGGTATCCAGCCAGGATAAAGTTAGTCGCGCTGGTAGGCTTTTATTCCAGCCCATACGGCCCCAATGAGTCCCCCATAAAGCAACACCACTTGCAAAATAAATGCGTTTGTTGTGTGTGGAACCATTGAAGCGCCAATGATAAAGGCTAAACAGCCAATGAATAAAAACAGCTTTGCCATGTTCGCCCCCCTAAAAAATACGCCTAGCGCGAAGAATAGATTTTAACTGATGTAATTTTCGCGTTTCTGGCGGTTCTTGTTGCATTCTTAGCTGATAGGCATCACTCAACAAATCGCGTTGTCTCTTGCTATTTTCAGCGCAATAGTACTCAGCTGTTGTCTCTAAATGCACAATTGATTCAATTGCTTTATCGCGTTTTTGCATCCTTTTGATTCCTTTTTGCTAGTTTGCGTTATCGGCTTGCGCCGCATGGCACCATGCCGAAACATGAGGCCATGAGGCGGCACGGTTGCCCGTGCCAGC